GAATGAAGGAGATAAACTTGTCATAAAAGATTATGATACTATTAGTGAACTGACCACATTCATTCAAAAATCAAACTCATTTGAAGCTGAAGATGGTTGTAACGATGACCTTGCAATGTGTCTGGTAATTTTTGCATGGTTAATTGCACAACCATACTTTAAAGAAATGACGGACAATGATGTTCGTAAAAGATTGTATGAAGAACAAAAGAATCAAATCGAACAAGATATGGCTCCTTTTGGATTTATTTCTGACGGTTTAGATGGGGGAGAGAGTTTTGTTGATGAAGATGGGGATCGTTGGCATGTTGATGAATATGGTGACAAATCATATATGTGGGACTACAGATAATGGATTTTGATGATCAGTTTGAATTAGAACATTTATTTCTCACTGAACGAAAATGTAGAATTTGTGGTCAAACTAAAGATCTTATAGATGGATTCTATTTAACTAGAAAAGGTAGAGGTGATATAGCATCTGCCTATTCTTATGAATGTAAAATATGTACTATACAAAGAATAAAACAAAGTAGAAAGACAAATAAATCTGGCAATAAATGGGAATATCCTGACTGGTAGGTTGTTCATTGGCGGTTTCCCCATTATAAAGTAAGCAAATAATAAATATTTGTAGTCAAGTTGAAACTCTTTAGAGGGAAAGACATGTCGCTAAACTTAGTATCACCAGGCATAAAGGTCAGAGAGATTGATCTTACTGTAGGCAGAATAGATGCAGTAAATGAGCAAATCGGGGCCTTTGTCGGACCTTTCCAAAAGGGTCCTGTAGATGTTCCAGTTCTTGTTGAAACAGAAAAAGATTTATTAAACACTTTTGGAAAACCATTAAACAATGATAACCAATATGAATATTGGTTATCCGCTTCTTCATATCTTTCATATGGAGGTGTTTTAAGAGTAGTAAGATCTGACTCAAGTCTACTTAAAAATGCACACTATCCAGTTTCATCCCCGGTAAGTCTAAAAATTAAAAATCAAGAAGACTATACTAATAATTATTCATCTGCTACTGATTGGATTTTTGCCGCTAAAGATCCAGGATCCTGGGCAAATGGAATAAAAGTTTGTACCATTGACGCTGAAGCAGATCAAAGAATTGCTATTGGAACTTTTGGTATTTCCGCAGGCTATGCAATTACATGTGGTTTTACTACAGATTATGCAACTTCATCTGGAACTGTATCAGTTTTCAGTGGATTTGTTAAGGGTATCGTAAGTAAAGTAAATGAAGGCAGCATTGATGTTAAAATCGTTAGCTTACATAATTCCGACACTGGATTATCCACTGAAGTATCATACACTTCTTCTGGATTGAATAGAATTCTCGGTGGTGCTAACCAATATTGGCAGGTTTTCAACAATGTTGGAACAGCCACTTCGTTAGAAAAAATTAGATTATTAAACGGCGCTTTAACCGCAAGAATTACCGGTATTACCACAACTGAAATTTTAATCGATACAGCTTCTCCAGTTTCTTTTGCAGCAACCACATTAGTTGTCAGATATGCAAAAAATGTAGTTGATGGTACAACTAATAAAGGTGAAGGTCTTTACACAAAATCATATAACACTGTTGTTGATTGGTATGAACAACAAACTTTAAACCTAACAAATAATGTAATTTATTGGAAATCGATTGCTCCAAAACCAGGTACATCACAATACTGTGCTGAAAGAGGTGGAAAGAATGATGAGATTCATGTTGTTGTAGTTGACGATGCTGGATCTGTAACAGGAGTTTCTGGAAACATTTTAGAAAAATATACAAATCTAAGCAAAGGTGTAGACGCTAAGATTTCCCCATCAGAGAACATTTACTACAAAAATTATTTGGCAAATGTTTCTAGTTATGTATTTGCTGGAACTAGTGATTCATTATCTGGAAATAGTTTTACCTCTATCGCTGG